GGGTTGTGGAGCGTGGCCGCAAGGGCGGCGAGGCTCACATGGCGTTCGCGGAGTGGTCTGCACCCGATGACGCTGACCCGACTGACCGTGAGGCGCAGGCGCAGGCGAATCCTGCGGCGAACATTCGGATCTCGTTCGACTACATCGACGCTGAGCAGAAGGCGCTGCCTGCTGCGGAGTTCTCGATGGAGCGGCTAAGTATCTGGCCGGACGTGGCCGCACTGGGCACGCTGATCCCGATCGCGGAGTGGAGCGCCGGCGGCAAGCCTGATGCGGTCATGCCGAAGGGCGTGCCGATCTCGGTTGGCGTGGCGATCTCCCCGAAACGTGACTGGGCTTCGGTCGGTGTCGCTGGCTTCACCCCGGACGGTGGGATATACGTCGAGGTCATCAAGCACGAGGCGGGCGTCGACTGGCTTCTGCCGTATCTGGTGGGCCTGGTCGAGCGCCGCGCGCCGATGTCCCTGGTTGTGGATCAGGTGGGGCCTGCTGGGACGTTGCTCGCAGCTATGGGCGCGGCCGGGTTGGACGTGCGAACGACTGACACGGGCGCGTACAAGGCGGCCTGTGGCGCGTTCGTGGATGCGGTCAAGTACGGCAAGATCCGCCACCGCGAACAGCAGGCCCTCACGGATGCCGCGAACGGTGTCAAGGAGCGCAAGGTCGGCGACTCATACGTCTACGCGCGCCGAGATTCCGGTGTGCTCATCAGCCCGCTCGAGGCGGTCACTCTCGCGGTTTGGGGGTTGACCCCTGAACAGCGGAAAAAGGAGTTCTTCATGATCGACCTCAACGACATCGACCTGACCGAATGAGTCGGCGTCTGCTGTCCACGGTCCTCGAGGTTTTGGGGGCGCTGCTGCTCGCGGTTGTGTTGTGGCATTTCTCGATCTGGTTTGCCCTCGGCTTCGTCGGTGCGGTTCTCATTTTTGCTTCATGGGTTGTGGACGGAGATAAGCGATGAGTCTTCTGCGCCGCATGGTTTCCCCGTCTCTTGAGCGTCGGTCGATGTCTGACCCGTTCGCCATTCCTGCCCCTGGTTCGTTCGGTCAGATGTCTGGCGCGGGCACGGTTGTCAACGATGGCTCTGCCCTGTCGATCATGACGTTCTTCGCGGGCGTGCGGATTATCGCTGATGCTGTCTCGACTACGCCGCTTCGTGCGGTGACTCAGGCCCCGGATGGGACGCGTACGCCGGTCAAGGTGTCGCCGGTTCAGATCACTGACCCGTTCCATGCCTGCTCGTTCCAGGAGGGGCTGTCGCAGATTGTCACCTCGCTCGTGCTGCGCGGGAACGCGTACCTCGTGGAAGTCGCCTGGGATGGTTCGCTGAAGCCGGTCAAGTGGCGCATCTTGAACCCGGATCAGGTCGACGTGCAGTGGGACGACCAAGGGTTCCGTCGCTACCGGATCAACGGCGCGTGGTGGGATTCCAACCTCGTGCACCACCTGACGGGTTTCATGCTGCCGAACGCTCTGACGGGCGCGGGCATCATCGAGTATTGCCGCAATGCTCTCGGTATCGGCATCGCGCTGGACGAGATGGCGGGCGGGTTTTTCAAGAACGGCATCATGTCGGCGGGCATCATCGGCATCGACGCACCGATCACCACTGATGAAGCGCGCAGTGTGGCGCAGCAGTTCGCGGCCAAGCACGGCGGCGTGAAGAATGCGGGCCTGCCGATCGTCGTCGGTGGTGGCGCGAAGTACACGCCGCTGAGCTTGACGCCCGAAGACGCGCAGTTCCTCCAGTCGCGGCAGTTCCAACAGGGCGAGATCGCCACACTGCTGGGCATCCCGCCGCACCTGCTCGGCATGGTCGACAAGACGACCTCGTGGGGTACGGGCATCGAGGTGCAGGGCCGCGGCTTCGTGGACTACACACTCCGGGCGTACTTCACCCGCCTGGAGACGCTGTTCACCTCGTGGCTGACCCCTGGCACGTTCGCGGATTTCGTCACGGACGCGATCACCCGAGCCGACACAGACACCCGCTACAAGAACTATCAGCGTGCACTCACTGACGGGTGGATGAACAAGGACGAGGTTCGCCTGCGCGAGGGTTTGCCGGCGCTCCCTGATGGGGCTGGCGAGGTCTATTACGTCCCGATGTCGCAGATTCCGGCGTCGAACCCCAAGGGCTTGATCGCAAGCGCGGCAGCCGCACCGATTCCATCTGACAACCCGAGTACAGGAGCCACCCCATGACGGTGATCAAGACACGCCGCACAGTCACCACAGGCGGCCTCGAATGGCGCGCGAATAGCGAGTCGGTGACGCTCGAAGGCTATGCGTGCACCTTTGATCAGGCGTACGACATGGGCTGGTACATGGAGACGGTGAAGCAGGGTGCGTTCACGAAGACGCTCTCTGAGACGCCGGACGTGCGCCTGCTCATCAACCACGAGGGCCTGCCGCTGGCGCGCACCCGCTCGGGCACCCTCGACCTGTCACAGGATTCCACGGGCCTGCTCACCCGGTCGGTGCTTGACGCATCCGACCCGGACGTGCAGCGTCTCGTCCCCAAGCTCGAGCGCGGCGACCTCGGCGAGATGTCGTTCGCATTCGGCACGGTTCGTCAGGAATGGTCCCCGGACTACTCCGAACGATCGCTGACCGAACTGTCCCTCGCGGGCGGCGACGTGTCAGTGGTCACGTACCCGGCGAACCCCAACACGTCCGTGTCGCTGCGGATGCGTACCCTCGCCGACGAGGATCCCGAGAAGCTTCGCCAGGTCTACCGCGACCTGATGGAGGAGCGCGCCGGGAAGTCCCTGTCGGCCGCGACGACGAACCAGCTCACATCGGTTCTGGATTCCCTCGGCGTGATTGACGACGCCACCGACGACGCCATGCAGATCCTCGCGGATCTCCTCGGCGTCTCTGTCCCCGCTGACGAGGACGAGCAGCAGAAGAACTCGGGCCCGACTCTCGAGCTCACCCGCGCGAAGATCGCCCGCGCGCTGCTCAAGTAACCCCCAAATCGACCCCTCCCCTGTGGGGGGTTTTCGTTCGCGCCGGACTACGCCCGCACCTCACCCGCCTAGCTAGCGGGTGACGCCGCGCGCCGTCAGTACCACCCGGACAGTCCATCAACCGTATGAACTGAATGGAGCATCATCATGGATCCAATTGAGATCCGCAAGGCAGAGATCAAGGCCCGGCTCGACGAGCTGATCGCCCTAGCCGAAACGGAAACCCGCAACGTCACGGACGCCGAGCAGACCGAGATCGACACACTGATCACCGAGTTCCGCGCCGTCGAGGCCAAGGGCGTAACGCTCGCCGCGGCGAACGAACTCCGCGCGAAGATGGCCCCCGCCATCCCCGCAGGCGTGGCGCCGGTCGCCAGGACCGAGGACGCCGCCGCTCGCACCGAGCTGCGCACCGAGCCGTACCGCAGGGGCGGCAGCGAGTCCTACTTCAACGACCTGTCGAAGGCTCACCGGGGAGACACCCGCGCCGCCGACCGACTCGTGGAGAACGACCGCCACCGCGCCGACATGGAAAAGCGCGCCGGCACCACGACCGTCGCTGGGGCTGGTGGAGAGTTCGCGCCGCCGCTGTGGCAGATCGACCAGTTCATTGCCCTCGCGCGTCCGGGTCGTACGTTCGCTGACCTGGTGAACAACGTCGCCATTCCGTCGAGCGTGTCTTCGATCAACATCCCGAAGGTCACGACCGGCACCATCACCGGCACGCAGGCCTCCCAGAACGGCGCGATCGCCAACCAGGACATCGTTACCACTTCGGTGTCGACTGGCATCACCACCGTTGCCGGTGGCGTTGTCGTCGCGCAGCAGATCCTCGACCAGTCGCCCATCTCGATGGACGACCTGATCCTGGGCGACCTCGCACGCGACCTCGCGGGCAAGATCGACGCGGCCATCATCGCCGCGGTCGCTGGCGTGTCCGGCCTGAACGCGATCACCTACACGAACGCCTCGCCGACCTCCCTGCTCCTCGCGGGTCAGGTTCAGCAGGGCATCGACGCGGTGCACCAGGGCAACTACGCCCGGGCCAGCGCCATCGTCATGCGCCCCGACCGTTGGGGCCGTCTGCTCGCCGCGCAGGACACCACGGGCCGCCCGCTCGTCGTGCCGAACGCTGCGTACGGCGTGTTCAACGGCCTCGGCACCGCCGATGGTCAGAACGCGCAGGGTGTCGCGGGTACGTTCCGCGGCCTGCCGGTCTACCTCGACCCGCTGATCCCGGTCAACCTCGGCGCGGGCACCAACCAGGACGAGGTATTCATCCTCGACGCGTCGCAGGTCAACCTGTACGAATCGGCCCCCAAGGCTGAGGCGTTCCAGCAGACCTACGCGAGCACCCTGTCGGTGTACTGCCGCATCTACGAGTACTACGGCGTCATCGCGAACCGCCTCCCGAAGGCGATCTCGCTCATCAGTGGCACCGGCATGATCCCCGGAGCGTACGGGCTGTAGCACCTGATCCCGGTCGGGGCCGTCACAAGCGGCCCCGGCTGGGTTCCCCCAACTTTGCATCACAACGGAGGACGCATGAGCGACGACGACTTGAATCTGCCCATCAGCCGCGAGGCCTACGTCGAAGGGCTCCGTACGGAGCTGCGGCAGTCGAACGACAAAGCGCACAAAGCCGCGATCACCGCCGAGCTTGACCGTGTGACCAAGCGCACAGCCGTGGCCCCGAAGAAGGAAACCCGCTAACCATGTCCATTCTTCTCGGCGGGGTGTACCTCGCGCAGTACACGGTGCCGGGTGTCCTCGCCGGGACGACTGTAACGCTCACGGTGACGGCCCCCGATGGGACCACCACGACACCGGCTGTAGCTCTGGACATTCCGTGCACGGCGAAGGTCCCGGCCTCTCTGGTGGGCAGCTACCTGCTCGTGTGGTCGGCTGCCGGCACGGTCGTGGATGTGCAGCAGGACCAGTTCACGGTCGAGAAGCCCTCGCTGGATCTCGTTTCTCTCAGTGACCTCCGCGACGAACTCAATATCGCCCCCGTCGATCGGACCAAGGACGTGAAGCTGCGCCGCTGGCTGAAGGCTGCGACGGCCGTGGTCGAGAAGATTTGCGGCCCCATCCTCCCCGCGCCCCGCACCGAGTACCACGACGGCGGCGGGTCGTTCCTCGTGTTGCCGTTCCGGTGGGTGCAGTCCATTCAGGATGTGCACGAAACGTGGGGCGCGACGAACTTCACTCTCACCGAGCAGCCTCTCGGGCAGGCGTCCACCCCGTACGGGTACACGTGGGACAAGACCATCAACCGTATTGTGCGCCGGACGTACGGCGGCGGCTTGGCGTTCTTCCCCCCTGGCATTGACGTGGTTTCGATCACGTACACGGTGGGCATGGCGACGATCCCCGACGACATTCAACTGGCGACGACTGCTCTGGTGAAGCACTTTTACCGGAAGAACGAACTGCCCAACCGGGCGGCGTTCTCCGCTCAACCTGCAGACGATACGGGCATGACGATGGTCGGCAACTACTACGTGCCGAACGAGGTCATGGAACTCCTCGAGCCGTGGCGTGCCACCCCGGGGATCTTCTGATGGGCGTGTCGATCGGCAAGGCCATCGACTATCTGGTGTCGGGCACGAACACGGCCGGCACGACGCTGTTGGCCGCGCTCCTCGCGGTGGATGCGACGGCGGTCCTGGCCGACAATATGCCGGATGCGGGCTCGCAGTCGATGGTCTTCATCGGCCGCACTTCCCCGGATGACGCGGCGACCGGCGCAATCAGTCGGCAGTTCATCGTGCTCGGCGCCACCCGATCCAGCGAGGACTACATCATCCCGTGCTTCATCAGCGTGACCCGGCCCGGGCCCGCGCAGAAGCCGGCGCGTGATGCGGCCCTCGCGCTGTTCGACACGATCGCCCATTGGGTGCAGGCCGACCTCACTCTCGGCGGCGTTCTCACGAACGGCCGCTCGGCGAACATCGCTGACCTGCAACTCACGCAAACCCGCGACGACGAAGACACGAGTGGCGGCGCGCAGCAGGTCGCGTGGGTCATGTTCGGCATTCACTGCACAAACCTCTACACACCCTAGGAGCCCTCATGCCCAAGTTCACCAATGATTCCGGCAGCGATTTGGAGTTCCCCGCCCTGGGGATCCTCGTCGCAGCGGGCGACAGCTTCGAGGTGTCTGAGGATGCCGCCGAGGGCCTGCGCCACCAGTCAATTTTCACCGAGTCCAAGACGACCAAAACCCCCAAGGAGAGTAACTAATGGCTGTAGGTTCTGGCCTGTCGGCCACCGTAGGCATCGCCACCGAGACAACGCCGGGCATCCCGGTCGCTGTCACCCGGTTCTTCGAGTTCGACTCGGAGGGCATGGGCATGAAGAAGCACACCGTGCAGGGCGCGGGGCTTCGCGGTGGCGGGCTCGTTCGTCGTGGCGCTCGCCGCGCTGTCGTGGCGCGTGAGGCGGGCGGCGACCTGTCGTTCGACGTGATGACCAACGGCTTCGGCCTGGTGCTGCAGCACATGCTCGGCTCGTTCGCCGCTACGGCAACGACCATCGGCGGCGGGCTCTACCAGCAGATCCACAACGTGGGCTCGCTGCAGGGTAAGTCGTTCACCACGCAGGTTCTCCGCCCCGACACCACGGGCGTCCTCGGCCCGCAGGCGTTCACCTACCCCGGCTGCAAGGTCACGGGCTGGGAGCTCACCGCGCAGCAGCAGCAGCAGCTCAAGCTCAAGCTGACCATCGACGCACTGGACGAGGCCACCCCTTCCAACGGGTTCGCTTCGACCACGCTCTCTTCGGCGTCCACCGCTGGCGCGTCGACCCTCTCCACTGTGGCGACGATCCCCGCAGGGTCTTACATCACCGTAGGAACCGGGCTGACCGCTGAGGTCGTGCTGACTGGCACGCCGTCCGGTGCTGGCCCGTTCGTGATTCCGACGACCACGGCGCTGACCTACGCGCACGCGATCGGTTCCCCCGCTGGTTCCGCGACGGGCGCGAACTACGCCGCCGCGGTGGCATTGCAGACCGCCAGCTACACGGCCGGCACAAGCATGTTCACGTTCAACGGCGGCAAGCTCGTCCTCGGCGGCACCACGTCGGTGGTCTCCGGTGTGTGGACGAACGCGGGCGGTGTCGTCGCCGGCAACGTGCGCACGGTGTCGCTCAAGGGTTCCAACCCGCTCAAGGTTGACCGGTGGGGCCTCGGTTCCGCGATCAAGTCGGAGCAGCTCGAGAACAACTGGCGCGACTACAGCGCCGATGTCGAGATCGAGTACGCGAGCCGGTACTACTACGACGTGTATGCGGCTGACGCGGCTCTGGCCTTGCAGCTTTCCTTCACGGCGCCCGGTGGTAACGTGCTCTCGTTCTACGTCCCGGTGTCGTTCCAGGAGGACATCGGCTTGCAGGTGTCCGGCCCGGACATCCTCATTCAGAAGCTCGCTTTCACGGTCCTCGATGACGGTGTGAACGGTGCGCTGCAGGCGGTGCTGACCTCTACGGATGTGAGCCTGTAATGCCCGTAGCGATCACTGCGCGCGTCGATCTGGCGAAGGTATCGGACGAGATCAAGGCGACGGAAAAGAAATTCGTAGCGGCGGCTCGGAAGCGAATCCGAACCGCCATCAACGAGTCCGGCGCGGACCTGGTGTCGGCGATGCGGGGCAGGGCCTCATGGTCCTCCCGCATCCCCGGCGCGGTCAAGCTGTCAGTTCGCTTCGGCGCCAAGGCTTCATCCGTGCGCATCGAGGTCGATCACAACAAGGCCCCGCACGCACGCGCTTTGGAGCTTGGCAACTCGACCACGTTTGACGAGTCGGTGATCAACAAGCACGGCGGATTCAAGATCGTGAACGGCAAGAAGGTCGCCGTAAACAAGGAAATCTACAAGAACATGCGCCGGGTCAACATGGGCGTCGGGCGCGCGCTCAAGCACCCGGTGTGGGGCAAGGGCGACCGGTCGAACGGGTGGTCGAGCATGGCTCTCCGCCCGTTCTTTTTCCCCGCAGTCGAGGCGCGCCAATCTGCTATCACCAACCGCTTCGAGGCTGTAGTCGATGAAGTCGCCCGCGATTCGGGCTTCCAATAATGAAGGGTTTTTAAATGGCATCCAACGGCATCCACCACGTGTGGCTGGGCGACGAGGATTTGGGCATTTTCGATGAGTACAAGATCAGCCTGAGTGACGGGTATCTGATCAAGGGCGCGTCGGGCCTGAACGTGAAGCCGTTCCTCGAGGGCATCGCGGATCTGGATCCGCTTTCCTGGCAGACGCTCGTGTGGTGGCTGCGCCGCAAGCAGGGCAAGGACATGCGCCGCGAGTCCATCGAGTTCAACTTCACCGATCTTCGGATGGAGGACGAGGTAGACGCGGACCCTACTCCGGTCCCGACTGGGACAAGCGGTGCAGGTATCTCGGAGTCCTCGCCAACCTCTGCCACCTAACCCCCGCCGAGGTTGACGCGCTGACCCTTCACGACTTCGAACTGCTCGTCCAGTACTGCGACAACGAAATTGAAGCGATGAACAAACAGAACGAGGGATAACCCGATGGCGCTCGCTAAGAACCTTTCATTCATCCTGCTCGGCGAGGATAAGTCTGCCTCGAAGATCATGATGACGGCGGCGGAAAAGGCCGAGAAGGCCACGGGCCGGATCGGTGGGGCGTTCGGCAAGATCGGCGGGCTCATCGGCGGCGAGTTCGGCGAGGTGCTCAACAAGGCTGGCGAGGGCCTCGCGCAGGTTGGCGAGAAGGGCGGCAAGCTCGGCGCGAGCATGGCTATCGGCGGCGCTGCGATCACTGGCGTGGGCGTGGCATTGCAGGCGATGGGCTCCGCTGACAAGCAGGCGTCGGATCTGCTCAAGCAGACAGTGGAATCGTCCGGCCATTCTTGGGAGAAGTACCAGGAGGATGTCGAAAAGACGATCAAGAACCAGGAGAACTTCGGGCACTCTGCGGTCGACACTCAGGATGCCCTGCGGAAACTGACGGACGCGACGGGCGACCCGAAGAAGGCACTCGACACGATGGGCCTCGCGGCCAACCTTGCCGCAGCTCGGCACATCAGCCTGTCGGATGCGTCCGACCTGCTGGCGAAGGTGCTGAACGGCAAGGGCGCGCGCACGCTCACCGCGTATGGCATCACGATGCAGAAGACCGGCGACACTGCGGCGCACCTGACGTCCGCGCAGGACAACGTAAAGAGGGCCAGTGATCAGCTCGGGTCGGCGCAGCAGCGCCTCACGGAGATCCTCGAGATTCAGCACGGCAAGAAGAAGCTGTCGATCTCCGATCACATCCAGCTGGAGCACGCACAGCAAGCGGTGAAGAAGTCCACCACCGATCTCTCTGCGGCGCAGAAGACCGAGGCCTCGGTCGCGGATGGTGTCAAGCACGCCTCGAACGGGTCGAAGGATGCTCTCGAGCAGCTCGCCCAGAAGATCGACGGCCAGGGGAAAGCGTCGGTCAATAACTTCGGTTCTCAGATCGGCATCCTCAAGACGAAGGTCGAGGACTGGGGCGCAGCGATGGGCCAGAAGGTCGGCCCTGCGCTGACCGCCATCGGCCCCGTGATCGGCATCGCGGGCACGGCGCTCGAGCTGATGAAGGCTCGGCAGATGGCTGCCACGGTGGCGACCATCGCGGGCACTGAGGCGACGACGACGATGGGTGTCGGCGCGAAGATCGCGGCGGCCGGGCAGTGGCTGCTCAACGCGGCGATGTCGGCTAACCCGATTGGGCTGGTCATCATCGCGGTTATTGCGCTAGTTGCCGGGTTCGTCCTGCTGTGGAACTTCTGCAAGCCGTTCCGCAACTTCATGACCGGCATGTTCAAGATCATCGGCCAGGCGATCTCAAACGTGGTCGCCTGGGTCGTGCACAACTGGCCGCTGCTGCTCGCAATCCTGACGGGTCCGATCGGTCTCGCGGTGCTGTTCATCGTGACGCACGCCAAGCAAATCGGCGCAGTGTTCGGCGCAGTGTTCGGCGCGATCGGCGGCGTGGTCCGGGGCGCGTTCAATGGCGTGGTCGGATTCATTCGCGGCGCGATGAATGGAATTATCGACATCATCAACCGGGCGATCGACGGGCTCAATCAGGTGGCGGCCATCGCGAAGACAGCCTCGGGTGGACTCATCAACGTGCACTTCAACCATATTCCGCACCTTGCCATGGGTGCCGTGGTCAACAAGCCCACGGTGGCCCTGATCGGTGAGGCTGGCCCCGAGGCCATCGTGCCCCTGTCCAAGGGGCACGGCATCTCCACGGGTGGCGGCGGCGGGGTCACAGTGCACATCAATCTCTCCGGCACCTACGCCGGCGACAAGACGGCACTCGCGAAGACCATCGTGACGGCCATCACGGCAGCCGCGAAGCAGGGGGCGATCCCCCGCAACGCATTCTCGACAGCGCTGACCGGCGTCTAACCCGGTCGACGCACAACTGAATCGGAGTCGTGAATGCTGTATCCCAGTAGCGCCTTGTACCCCGGCCCCTTCACGTTCCCGAGCGCGTCTTACCTTCCCGGTGGGCGCATCACCCCACTGCAGGTCGCGATGGGCTGCGGCGTCGGTGGGGCGATGGTGGACGTGTCTGCGTTCGTTTCCTTCGGGGATGGGATCAGCCGGTCGTGGGGGCGTCAAGATGAGTTCCGGGACACGGAGCCCGGCATGTTCTCGTTCACCCTGTTCAACCAGGATGGGCGCTTCACGCCGGGCAACGCATCCTCGCCGCTGGCCACCACGGTCATTGAGGGCATGCCTGTCTGCTGGAACGCAGGCGGTCGCCTGGTGTCGGGCGCGGTCCTGTCGGCCGAGCTCGGCTCTGACGAATCCACCTGGGGCCAGATCGTCATCACCTGCGACGACATGCTCGGCAACGCGGCGCGCGCACAGTTGACGAAGCTGGCCGAGTCGATGGTGCTCGGGTCGGGCGCTTACGCATACTGGCCGTTCAACGAGGCGGCTGGCGCGGCGTTCGCTGCGGAAACTTCCGGCAACGGCCAGCCCGGGATGCACCCGCAGTCCGGCACGGACGTGGCGACTTTCGGCTCGCTCGCTCTCGCGCAGACGGGCGAAACGCAGGCGGCGTTCCCCTCATCGTCCACGTACAACGTGTTCAATGCGGGGTCGTTCGGTGGGATCTCGTTCAACCAGATAGCCTACGCGCCGGACTCGATCGGCTGCTGGGGATTCTGGTTCACGCCGACGAACTCGGACCCTGGGTTCCAGCTCCAAATCACGCTGATGGGGCTCACTGGTGTGATCTCGATTCAGTGCTACAGCGTGTCGGGCGGGATGACCACCACGCTTGGCACGGCAACGGGCCCGCACACGGCCGCGCTGACCCTCGGGGAGGCGCGCTACTTTTCCATGGTTCTCACGACCACCGGAACGACGACCGTCACCGCCGAACTGTTCATGGATGGGGTATCGCAGGGAACCGGAACCTACGGGCAATCCACGGCGATTGGCTACCTCGGCAACGACGGGCGCACGCCCAACGTGGTGGCTGTTCAGGCGGGCGACGTGCCCACGGTCACTGGGTTCCGCATCTCTCACCTGTCGCACACGCCTACCCGCGTGGACGAGATTTACGCAGGTGTCACCACAGAGGCAAACCGGCTGCTCGCGATCGACCAGACCACGCCCGAAGTTGTCCTCGACACGCTGCCCGCCGACTTGTCGGCCGCGCTGGTCGGTGTGCAACCTGACGGCGGCTCGGTCCTCGACGCGCTGAATCTGGTCATGCGCACCGAGCAAGGGTCGATCTACACGGCCACCTCGGGGACGCTGCTGAACCCGGTTCAGAAGCTACAGGTACGCGCACGCCAGCGGCCGACCGTGCCGGCGTACATCTTCGACGCGGACACCGACATCTCTGACACGCCTAAGTTCATCCGCGACATCACGAACATGGTGTCGAAGGTGATCGTCACGGGGCCTACCGCAGTGGCGACGGTCACGGATAGCACGGTCACCGGGCGCGCCGGCACTTCGAGCGCATCCGAAACGATCCTGAGTAACGCATCCAGCGACCTCGCGCTCTGGGGTCAGGACCGTCTCAACCGGGGCAAGAACGTGAACTTGCGGGTGGCGTCGATCACCATCGACGCGCTGACCACGCCCACGATGATGTCAGGCGACTTGCTCGCGCTGACACCGGGCGACCGGATCAGGATCAACAACCTGCCCTCGGCTGTCCTGGGCTTCACAAGCTGGGACGGTTGGCTGTTAGGGGCGTCGGAGAATCACTCTCTGCTCGAGCACGCGTTCGTCCTGTTCGTGTGCCCGGTGCTGCCTGACCCGGCCGTGTACGACACCAGCCTGTACATGGCCGGTGGCGATCTGTCACTGGGGGCTGCGCTCGACTCCACGGCCACCACGATGACCGTCACCACGTCCGGCGCGCGCATGGAAACGAGCGCGTTCCCGTACGCGCTTCTGATCGACGCGGAGCAGGTCACGGTCACGGCGTGCACGACAGCCACCCCGCAGGTCGCGACGATCACACGCGCGGTCAACGGCACACACCCGGCCGCGCACGCCATCTCGGCGCTGGTCGAGATCATCCCCTCGAGCCTGTACGCAAACTAAAAGGAAGGCATCACAATGGCTCTGAGCCTCGTTACCATCGGCGGCAAAATCACCGCCGCCGTGATCAATGCCCTGATCGCCCTGCCAACGACTTACACGCCGTCACTGACGAACTGCACGCTGGGCACCACGGGCAGCATACTGAACGGCGACTACACGATCAGCGGCGGCGGCATCGTCACCGGCTGGGTGGACATCACCCTCGGCACGGGCGGCGGCATCTCTGGCACGCTCATCGTCGGCTTGCCAGTGCCCGCTGTGACGGGTCACCCGCACATCGGGACGTTCTTCGCTGCGCAGGGCACGGCGGCGTCGGGCCGCACGGTTGGTGCGGTGGAACTCAACTCGACCGCGGATGTCATTCTGGTGTCGAGCTCTGGGCCGATCATCGCCGCGGGCACCCCTGCCGCATGGGTGCCTGGCAACTCCATCCGTTTCCAGTTCTGCTACAAGGCCGCCTGATGATCGACAAGGGCATCGACGTAGGATCGAGCCAAGCGGGCCTGAACTTCGCTCTGGCATACGCGCAGGGCAGCCGGTCCTGCTACGTGAAGCTCGGCGGCGACAACGTTCCCCGCTACGTGGCGCCGCACTACACCGCCGAGGTGAACGCGGCTCGCGCTGCCGGGCTCAGGGTCGGGCACTACTGGGTTCCGGACTCGCTCAAGGACCCCACGGGCGCGGCTGATTACTTCGTGGATCACTTGCACGGATGGACGGTCCGCGACTTCGTGGTTCTGGACGACGAATCCCTCGACGGCAAGCGCCGCTATTCAGACGCGCAGGCTGCCGTGTGGATGAACCGGGTGAAGGCTCGACTCCACATCAGCGGGCTGCAGGTGAAGCTCTACCTCGGCCTCGCTGATGCGCGCTCGTTCTCCTGGCCGGCCGCGCTGGCTACCGGCTGCGACTTCATCATCGCCGCATACGGCTACGCACCGTTCGCGTACGACCTGCGCGGGAAGATCCCCGCAGCCCGCAACCACGGCCACCAGTACACCAGCAGCGGCAGCATCGGCGGCGTGACCATCGACGTGGACGCGTGGCAGCCGGGCGCGTTCGCGTACGGCACGGTGATCGCGGATGTCACCCCGCCGAAGCCGATCGCCAACAAGCCACCCGCACCCAAGGCGGCACCTGTCCCACCCCTGCTCCCCCTACCCATCGAGGAAGAAGACGACATGATCCTGTTTCAAGCCAAAGGCGACACGAAGGTCTACGAGCTCAAGAACGGCGCCAAGCGGTGGATCTCCGCCGAAGAGTTCGCGGTGCTGTCTGCCGCGAAGGTCACGGTCCACCGCGGCATCCCCGCGGCATCCGTCGCCAAGATCCCGAACGCCTGACCGCGGATCTTCCGAGGGGGAAACCATGTGCCGACACGAAAACTCTGTCTGCGAACACGACAGTAACTGCGACTGCTGCGACTGCGGAAAGGGTCTCGAGTGAGTACCGACGACCAAATCCGCGGCGAGGAGACCACTACCGTGCAGCTCACTCGCATGGAAGGGAAACTTGATCTGGTCAATTACCAGATGGGCAACCATGCCAACCGCCTGAGTGTGCTTGAAACGGGCATGGGTGAGCAGAAGTCCCAGACGCAGCGACTCAGCGAGCAGGCTGCCGCCCGTGATGCCACGGCCGTAGCTCTGGCGCTCGCGCTCAAGGAAGCCGACGAGACACGCCGGACGAAGACCGAGCAGGCGTGGACCCCGGCCAACCGTCTCTTCGCGGCCATTGCAGCTATCGCCGCAGTCGTCGGTATTTGGTATGCAATCGCTACCGCAGCCCACCCCT